GGTAATTATGCTAGCGAATGAGAGATTTGATTATAGATCTGACTGGCTTTTAGATTATCCAAGACTTTCTTCATATATTACAGACAAATATGGAAATCAAGCAGATGCGGTGCACCACCATGTAGATGCTAAAGGTAATATTGTTCACTCTTCAGCTTCAGGTGCTGTATCAGTTTCTAATCGTCAACACGAAGAAAATTTAAATGAAAAGAAGAGAAGAATAAAAATAGTTTCACCAGAAATATTAAATACAATATTAACTAACTACAATGATCTATTATAATGCAGCAGGGTAATCAAATATTAAGATTTGCTGGCGATGTTTCAATAAGTAAAATTAGGGTAATATCTCAAAGCGGATTTTATCAAGACATCGCTAATCAAGTTATAGGTATACAAATTTTTGAAGATTTGTTATCGCCTTTCATCACAGGTACTTTAATTATTAAAGATTCTTTGGACTTAATTAATTTATTTCCATTTGTTGGAGAAGAATATCTTGAACTTGAAGTCAAAACACCAACATTAAAAACTGGAAATATCTCTGGGAAGTTTTACATCTATAAAATGACAGATAGGGAAATGATCAGAGATAAACAAGTTGTATATCAGTTACATTTTACATCACAGGACGCATTAATTGATTTGAATAAAAGCATTAGTAAAACATTCACTGGAAAAGTCTCTGACATTGCAAAAACTTTATTGACTGATAAAACTAATGGTATACAATCAATCAAGAAAAATGTTGTAGAAGAAACATCAAATGAAACGAAGTATACTTCTAACTTTTGGTCTCCAATAAGAAATTTATTGTACTTAACCGAACAAGGTATTAATAAAAATTATTCTCCAAGTTATATATTTTTTGAAAATAGAGATGGATATAATTTTGTATCTTTAGAATTTCTTTATAAACAACCAGTACTTACAGAGTTTACTTTTGATAATTATGTCCGTGATGATCTTCCACTTAGTGGTAGCGTTAAAAATATACAAGAAGATTACAAGAGAATTATTGGTATTAAAATTCCAACTGGAATAGATTATATTGATAGAATTACTTCGGGAGTTTATGGTTCTAGAATGTATACTCACGATATAGCATCCAAGAAGATATCAAGTAATAATTTTGATATGTTAAAAACTGCCAAGAAACAAAATAGATTAAATCAGTTTCCGCCAGCTTCTAAAAAGGTTATATATCGTTACAGTTCAACAGTTATGTTTAAACCAAAATATTATAACAACTTTTCAAACTTTGGTGATGTCACTAATACAGCGATTATTCAGGAAAGAATATCTTTATTAAAACAAGCTGAGTCAACTAAAATAGAAATTGTTGTTCCAGGAAGATGTGATTATACAGTTGGTAGAAAAGTTTTTGTAAAACTCAATAAAATAGAACCTACCAATAAGAAGGATAAAAATACAATCGATAATATGTTCTCAGGGAATTATATTATATCCGCAATAAATCACTTTATCACAAAAGAAAAACATGAAAGTACTTTAGAGTTGATAAAAGACTCTTTATTAATTAATCTTGATGGGACGAAATAATGCAGTTATATACTGGTGTAGTTGAAAATAGATTAGATCCACTAAAACTTGGACGTTGTCAAGTTCGTGTTATTGGTATTCACACAGACGATAAAGTCTTACTACCAACTGAAGATTTACCATGGGCATATCCAATGCAACCAGTAACATCTGCTGCGATTAGTGGATTGGGACATTCCCCAACTGGTCTAGTTCCTGGAACTTGGGTCGTTATTATGTTTCGTGATGATGACCAACAACAACCAATTATTTTAGGTACTGTTGGTGGTATACCTCAAACTAAATCTGGATCAAGAGCATCGGATGATTCCAATGATTCTATGCTTGCAGTGGATGGTGGAGTTTTAACAGACAGTAGTGGTAATCCTGTTACTGATGGATCAGGGCAACCAATTACAACTGGTACTAATGCAGCAAATAACTCTGCTCCAGTACCAGTGGCGTCAACTGTACCAGTTGTTACGCCAAGCACAGACATTCCAACTACCCCACCCCCAAAGTCTGGTGCATCTAATAAAGCGTCAGATGGAATTAAAGCACTTATCGCAGCTTGTGATAAAGTTGGGTTAACAACAAAATATGCAAAGTGTGCATTGCTTGGAATCGCTGGTGGCGAATCTAAATGGGTTCCTCAAAAAGAATCATTTAACTATAATCCAACAAGACTTAAACAAATATTTTCAACTGCAACTCCAGAAATTGTAGATCGGTTTTCATATGCAGTTAAGAAAGGTATGAGTCGTCCAGAATTTTTCTCATTCTTTTATGGACCAGAATTTCGTGGTAAAAACTTTTTAGGTAATAAAACCAACGATGATGGTGGAAAATATTTTGGACGTGGTTTTATTCAGCTAACTGGTCGTGGTAACTATGAACGCTATCAGAAACTTGGTTTAGCTGCTGGCTTAAATATTGATATTGTTAACAACCCAGATTCTCTTGATGACGATTTAGAAACATCTGCTTTAATTGCTGCTCTTTACATTAAAGACAGAGTTAAAGGGTGGGAAAAACTTATGTATCAAGAAGGGTTCTTTGAAGCAGCGAAGACTTCAGTTGGTGTTAATAGTCCAGATATCGCATTAGCTAAAAAACAATACTATGAATATTTCTTGGGTGGGCAAACTGGTCCAGAGCCAACTAATAAAGATGCAACTGCAGTAGAATCAAATCTTACTCCTGAACAGATAAAAGCTGCACCTGCAGATAAACAAGAAGCATATAAAGAAGATCGTTCTGGTAACGCATCTCAATATGGTTTCACAGACCCATCTGGTAAATACCCATTGCGTGACCATATGAATGAGTCTGATACCAATAGACTAGCACGTGGTGTTATTGAAGGCACATGTTTTCAATTTAAAGATTTAATGCGTCAGAGAGATGTTCCAACGGCTAAAGGTTTAAAATGGTCACAACCTCTTTCTCCATATAATACCATTTATCCTTATAACAAAGTATTTGAATCTGAGTCTGGTCACCTAATGGAATTTGATGATTCCCCAGCAGGTGAACGTATCCATTTATATCATCGTAAGGGAACATACCTTGAGATTGATCCAAATGGTTCTCAATTAAATTTTATTGTTGGTGATAATTATCAAATAGTATTGAGAAACAATAATCTTTATGTTAAAGGCTCAGGTAATATAACCATTGGTGGTAATCTTCGTGTTTTAGTGCAGGGAGATGCTAACATTGAAGTAGAAGGTAATAGTAGCATTCTGATGAAAGGCGATGCGGAACTGGGTGTTGCTGGTAATTTAGATATGACTGTTGGCGAAGATTTTAATTTAAAAGTTAATGGCGATTATAATGTTATGGCAACAAACATTAGAAATTATGCAGAAGAAAAACACCAGACATATGCATCATCTAATATTGAAGTTAAATCAGATATGAGTATTTTACAAAAAGCGCAAGAAATAAACATCAATTCAGATGGTGAGATGAATATTCTTTCTGGTGCAACAATGCGTGTAGATTATTCAGAAGGACAATTTGGTAATGGCGCAGCTGGCGCAGAACCAGATGCTGTAGAAGCAGTTGATTTAACTGCTCCAGATTTAATTAAAGCTGTCGTTTCAAGTTTTGATAATTTACCACCACCAGAAAGATCTTTCGAAGATATTGCTAAATTTGAAACTCCTGATGAGTGGGAAACGCCAGAAGGACAGAAAGAAAAAAATAAACAATACGACAATCCTGAATTTAAATCACCTGAGAATAAAATTCCAGAAGCACAGGAAGTGCCACCTACTACTGCACCAAATACAGTTAAAGGTAAAACAGTTGATACTGCTCCAGTTTATAACACAACTGAATATGGTCCATCATTTAAACTTTCTAAGAACTTCACTATTGCTCAATTAGTTGAACCATCGGTTATTCTTAGAGATGTTGCAGTTGGTGGCAGCGTGGTTACTAAACAAGACATTGTTGCTAACCTCGTTGCTCTTGCAGAAAATATCTGTGAGCCGATATATGCAACTTATGGTCCAACAAGTGGTAAATTTGCACCTCAGTCTACTAGGGGTGCATGGTGTATTAACTCTTGCTTAAGAAATGGTACTGGTAGATCTCAACATGATATCGGACAAGCGATAGATTTACGTTGGAACCCTAAGCGTTCTTTTGAAGAAATGTGGAAACTTGCTCTTGAGTTAGAAAAGACATTACCATATGACCAGTTAATTCTTGAGTATAGAAGACCTGGAGCCAAGTTTAATCCAGGTCCAGGATGGATGAATTGGATTCATATTTCTTTCAATCCTAAAGGTTTACGTAAACATAACTTTACTATGATTGATGATGCTTCTGTAAATGCTCAAGGACAAGTGCAAGCTGGAAGTCGAGGATTATTCTTGTTTGGAACAGCATAATGTGGGAACCAGTTAATACTTTATTGGGCACTTATGCCGAGTTGGCTTCGTTTAGTCACACAATAGAATATTATACGGAGGAAGAGGGAAATCCAACTGCAACACCTCCAACTTCTGGTAGTAGAACTTATTACTCAGTTAGAATTATACCGCAAGAAACTAACCCGAGTAGTGTTAGTATTTCTGGAGCAACTTTATCTGGATCTTATAGGGGTATATTTAATGATGGTTTGACGACTAGAGATAGTAATGGAAATATAACTACGATTACAACATTGGGGTCAAATGCCAGCGTCTGGGATGCAGTTAACCGATCCAATGTGCATGAAGTTATTGGGTTCGACCCAGACATGACTCGCAGTAGAACTTTTAGTTATCTTGCGCAAGCGTATAGTCCATTAACCCCAAATACAATAATTGCCAGCCAAACTTATACTGTTCTATGTCAAGATAGAAACTGGACTCCAGGAATGTTATCGTTAAAGGAATTGGTGTCATATGCCAGCAATAACTAGACTCGGAGATAAGACAACAGGACATGGGTGTTTCCCACCTACAACAATGATTACAACCCCAGTTGCCAAAACATACTTTAATGGAAAACTGGCTGGAGTGGTTTCCCCTAATTGTAAATGGTCAGCTCATACATGTGGAAATACTACTCATAATTCTGATATAAGGTATCCAACAGCTGGAGCCAGTAAGACGTATATAGAAGGTAATAAAGCAGCAAGAATTGCTGATAATATCGCTTGTGGCGATGCAATTGGTCAAGGATCTTCAAATTCTTTCATAGAATAGGACTAAATAATTAGATGGCACGCAATACAAGAACCTTTTCGGACATAGACTTAAATTTCACTGCTCACCCAGTGACGAAAGACATCGTTCTCAGATACGATGAAAATTCTATAAAAACCAGTCTAAAAAACTTAATTTTAACCTCAAATTATGAGAGACCATTTCATAGCGAAATAGGATCCCCAATTAAGCGTTTGTTGTTCGAACCAGCTACTCCAATGTTGGCTGTTGTTATCAAGCGTGCTATCGTGGACACAGTCAATAACTTTGAACCTAGAGTTCAGTTATTAGATGTTAATGTTCAAGTATCAGATAATAATTCTGTACTAGTTAATATAGAATTTAAAATAGTAAATACAGAAACACCTTTAACACTTGACCTAGTATTAGAGAGAACCCGATAATGGCAAATAAAAAAATAAATGTAACAGAACTAGATTTTGATGCAATCAAAAATAATTTAAAAACTTTTTTGAAAGGGCAGGAAAAGTTCCAAGATTATGATTTTGAAGGATCTGGTCTTTCTATCTTATTAGACGTTTTGGCGTATAATACCCATTACAATGCTCTCTATAATAATTTGACTATTAATGAGATGTTTTTAGATTCAGCAAGTAAAAGAAACAGTGTTGTTTCGTTGTCTAAAATGCTCGGTTACGTTCCTCGTTCTTGTACATGTGCAACTGCTACAATTCGCTTAACTGTTAATAGTGGTATTCAAGGACCAAGTTCTTTAACTTTACCTGCTTATAGTACATTCGTTAGTATAGTAGATGGTGTTCAATATACTTTCTATAACACGTCTTCATATACAATTACTGGATCAGGAACTTCCTATACATTTAATGACATTAAACTTATAGAAGGAACTCCTTTAAGTTTTAAATGGAATTATTCTTCTGAAAATGCATATTTAATCCCAAATGCAAATATAGATTTATCCACATTAAAAGTTAAAATTCAAGAATCTGCAAATTCTGATTTATATGAAACCTTCACCAATGCAGTATCTTTAACAACAGCTACTCCTATTAGTAAAGTTTATTTTGTTAAAGAGGTTGATGACGGATTATACCAATTAAACTTTGGCGATGGCATTATAGGTAGATCTTTATCTGCTGGTAATATAGTTCATATTGAATATATGACATCATCATTAGATGCACCTAATGGAGCAAGATTGTTCCAATACACAGGGCAAACATTAATATCTAATGCTTCAAATGTTGTAACATGTTTATCTCCAGCACAAGGTGGTGCTGCTGCAGAAGATATTGAAAGTATCCGCTTTAATGCTCCTAGAATTTATGCAGCACAAAATCGTTGTGTTACTCCAGATGACTATAAAGCATTAATTTATTCAGCATTCCCAAGAGCCCAATCAGTTTCTGTTTGGGGTGGTGAGGATAATAATCCACCAGTGTACGGTAAAATATTTGTATGCATTAAACCTGTAGATTCATCAAAGTTGACACAACTACAAAAAGCAGATTTAATTAATACAGTATTAACTAGCAAAAATGTAGTATCTGTTATCCCAGAAATAGTTGATCCAGATTATTTAAACATATCACTTAATGTTAATGTTTATTTTAATCCAAGAGAGACTACAAGAACTGCACCAGAGATTGAAACCATAGTGACAAATACAATTTTTGATTATGATGATAATGATTTGCAATCCTTTGATGGTGTGTTCCGTTTTTCTAAGTTATCAGGATTGATTGATAAGTCAGAAAAGTCTATTACAAATAATGCAATGACTGTATTGTTGAGAAGAAATATTTCTCCTCGCTATAATGTCTCTGCGCAATATCTATTGAATATTATTAACCCTATACAATATTCTGAATCTCCAGGTGGATCTATCGGTACCACTGGTTTTTATATTTACGGAAGCGATGAAATTCATTATCTTGATGATAATGGTTCCAATATACGTTTGTTTAAATATGGATCTAATGCTCAAAAGTTTATTGTAGATGAACGCATTGGAACCATTGATCACGATAATGGTATTTTAGATATTAGAAATTTACATATTACTGCATTGGCAGATATTGATTGGGAAATTTCCATTAAACCAAAATCAAATGACGTTGTCTCTGCTTTGACCCAAATTGCTAAAATTGCCAGAGATCATATGTACGTAACAGCCATACCAGATAATACTTCTACTGGAGATCTTCGTGCTGGATTCAATTATACATTTAGTGCTTCAAATGCAACAGTAACAGGCGATCGAGTAAGCTAAAATGACAGCTCCATTAAGAAGAAGTAAGATATCTTCATTAATCTCAGCACAACTC